GGCGATGCGCATGAATGAGGCGCGTGGGATCGCCGACGTCGTCGCCAGCGCCTACGCTCAGCTGCCGGCACCAGGGCAGACGTCCCACGCGGCCAGCCCAGTTGTCGGCGATCCCTACGCGGTGCTCGGGGTGCAGCGGAGCGATAGCCTGGAGGCGATCGAGCGCATCTGGAAAGGTCGGCTCTGGGACGCGCATCCCGATCACGGCGGGAGCCAGGAGCGGACTGCTGCCTTGAACGCGGCGATGAACGCGATCAGGAAGGAGCGTGCCCCATGAAAACCATCACCCCCGACGACCGCGCGCACCTGGTCGTCCTGCTCGACCTGGCCGCCCAGTACCGCGCCCAGCTGGAGGCGATCGTCGCGTCGGTCTACGCGATCGTCGGCGGCGAGTCGGACCTGGCTGGCCTCGTCGGCGATGAGGTGTGGGGCGCCACCACATACGGCGCCGACGAGCTGCTCCGGCGGCTCAGCATTCGGGTGGCGGGCGCGACGACGCACGACGCGCTGCTCCGGCGGACGATGGAACTGGCGCGGCGGGCGCCGGAGCTGGGCGCCGGACCGGGAGAGGAGGATACGCATGCAGACTGAGACGATGCATGCCTTCCCGCCCTACCGCCCGCCGCTGGGCCTGCCGGCGAACTGGCGCGACGACGTGAGCGGCGCGCTGCCAGCGCTGGTCATGGCCTACCACCGGGCGGCGCTGGGCGAAGGCCCGCCGCTGACCGCTGCGCAGCTGGCGCTGCTTCGGGAGTACCTGGCCTATTTTATTCACGCGCCGTGCTGGCGCGATTGCAATGGCGGTGAGATCGCCCGGCTCCGGCGGGACATCGGCCGGGCGCAGACGATCGCCGCGATCGACGATTGGATCGCGGCCTGTTTGGACGTCGGGATCGACCCGCTGTAGGACCGAAGGAATCTATCTACCTATCATCGCAAAGGAGTCCACGTTGACTACCACCATCGCGCTGGCGCTGCAAAAAGGCGGCGTCGGCAAAACCACCACCGCGGCGTCGCTCGGCATGGAGCTGGCACGCGCCGGCAACCGCGTCCTCTTGGTCGACACCGACCACCAGGGCAACCTGACGGCCGCGCTCGGCGTGACCGTCGGCCCCGACGACCCCACGGTCTATGAGCTGCTGATCAACCCGACCCTGGCCACCCAGCTGCCCGTGGTCACGACCGACTACGGCGTCGACCTGATCCCGGCGACCATGCGACTGGCGGGCGCCGAGATGCGGCTGGCCAGCAAATACGGCCGCGAGCTGCTGCTGCGCACGGCGCTCCGGTGCGCCCGCGAGCACTACGACTACATCCTGATTGACAGCCCGCCCTCACTCGGCCTGCTGACCGCCAACGCCCTGGTCGCCGCCGACACGATCCTCGTGCCGCTCCAGGCGCACTGGTTCGCGCTGGATGCGATGGCGGGCCTGAGCGAGACGATCCACGAGATCCGCGCGATCAACCCGGCGCTGCACATCGGCGGCATCGTGGTGACCATGGTAGATAAGCGCACCAGCCTCAGCCGCGATATCGAGCGGGCCGCGCGCGATGCCTACGGCGCGCTCGTGTTCGCCACGACCATCCCGCTCAGCACGCGGCTGGCCGAGGCGCCGGCGGCCGGGCAGCCGATCGCCGCCTACGCCGGCGACAGCGCGGGCGCCAGGGCCTATGCCGCGCTGGCCGAGGAGGTGATGGCACGGTGGCCGAAGTGATGGCGTTTACTGCATTACAGTGCTGTAAAATGGCCTTTTTGGTAATGGGGAGTTGGTATACTTAAGGTCTACAAACGAATGCCACGCGGTGCTTGTGACACCCGTGGCGCGGCCAATCGCTATAGGAGATTGACATGCCTAGATTACCACGGAAACGCAGAAAAACCACGCCGGATGAGCGCCTTACTCCCTGCCAATGTTGCGGGCATCCTGTTTCGCAGCGACATCATGAAGATGCTGTACATGCGTGGGGCGAAAACAAACAGACTACCCAGCTGTGCGCGAACTGTCATGAAGGGGTCCACATCATTGAGCGCGCGTGTATTGATATGGGCGCAGGTAAACACGACACCCCGTCGATTATTCTGATGATCACACTACGTGACTATTGGGGAGCAGACAGTCCGCGATTCGAGTTCCTCTGTTCCCTTTATATGGACAGAAGGGACATGTATATAGCACTGAATCGAAGGATCTACGAAGAAAACCGGTCGCTCTGGGACAAGATGAGAGAGATTATGGAAGGCACCGAAAGCGAGGAATGATGCCTACCAAGCTCGCGCAAATGATCAAAGCGCCGCCGATACGTCAAGGAACGCGCTACCTGGCCGGCGACGAACTCTCGATCGCCGATATTCGCATGGACGGCGGCACCCAGGCGCGCGCCGGACTGGACGAGGAGACCATCACGAACTATGCCCTGGCGATGCAGGCCGGCGCGCAGTTTCCGCTGATTGTCGTTTTCCACGATGGCGCGAATCACTGGCTGGCTGATGGGTTCCACCGGGTCAAGGCCGCCGAGAGAATCGGCCGCGCTGCGATGCGTGCTGACGTGCAATCAGGGACGCAGCGCGATGCAATTCTCTATGCGATGGGCGCAAACGACACCCACGGCCTGCCGCGCCGGCGCGACGATCTGCATCGCTCGATCGCGCGGATGCTCGCAGATGAGGAGTGGAAAACATGGAGCGATCGCCGAATCGCAGAGCAGGTGCATTGTGATCACAAGACGGTTGCGGCGGCGCGCGCGCGCCTATCTGGGGAAGTTCCCCAGATAGCGGCCGAGTCCCGCACGGTCGAGCGCGGCGGCACAACCTATCAGCAGAAGGCCAAGCGGCCCGCGCCAGCTCGCCCGCCCGCCCCCGAGCCGCCAGCGCCGGCAACCATCACCGTCACCACCGACAAAGGGACACACGCGATCGTGCCCACGCGCCGGATCGGCGACCTGGCCACACATCCATCCGTCACGCACCCGCACGCCCCCGACGTCGCCTGGTCGATCACCTATGTGCCGCTCGGCAGCCGGGTTGGCCCCGGCTTTCCAGACCAGCAGACCGCCGAGTCGGCACTCCGGGATCTGGCGACGCTCGATTGGGGCGACATGAAAGACGGCGTTATCCCCCCGGCGCTCGCCGCGCAGGCCAGAAAGATCCTGGCGCGGCACCGCGGCACCACGGCGATCGCGCCGGCGCCTGTTCCGCCCGCTTCTATGGCGCCCACGCCGGCGCCACCCACCGGAGCGCGCGACACACTGTTGGTCCGCCCGACGCGGCCCCCACGCGACGACGTCAGCGTGGTGCTGGCCTACCTGGAGGAACTGGAGGCCTACGTCGATGCGCTGGAGGCGGCGCTGCGCCTGGCCGACTAACCACGGACGCGCCGGCCGCTCGTGAGCGGAGCCGCCGGCGCGGTGCTCAGCATTGAGGTAGCAACGCAGAGCGAGCCGATCATAGCACGGCTCGCACAGTAGATAGGATGTGCGAGATGGCAGGCAAGACCGCTGAAAGCCGCCTGGCCCCGGTCCCACGGGAGTGGCTCGATCTCACGATGCCGGCCTTCCGGGCGCTCGTGGGCGCGGCCTTCGTCATTTTTTCCAGCTATGCGACGGTCACGTTGGTCGCGCGGGATCTGTCCCCGATCCTCGGCGATCGCGCCGGCATCGGGCTGTTCGCCGATCGCTACTGGGTCGGCATCGGCCTGGCGCTCGGCTTCTTTCTGGGCGAGGTCTACACCGCCGAGCGCTGGCCGGCGGCGTACCAGGCCATCCTGGTGCCCGATACGATCTATACCGGGCGCCAGCTCTACGCGGGCCTGGCGCTCGCGGTGGCCGTCCTGGCGCAGTCGCCGATCGATCTCCTGATCGTTGGCGGCCTGGCCGCTGCCGGCGCCGCGCTGGTCGCCTACGGCGTCGGCTGGTCGCTATTCAAGTGGATCATCGCCGGCGCGGCGCTGGTCGGTCTGGTGTTCGCGCTTGGCGTGTTCTGGTCGCTCGCGGCGGCCCGCACGACGCTGGCCGTCCTGATGGCGCTCTACACCGGCGGCATCGTGGCTCGCTTCGGCGAAGTATTGCTCTTTGGAAAACGGAGGTAGGACATGCCCCAACCCCAACCACCGCCCGAGCCGACGTTGCTGATCATCGGGGTGATGGTCGTCGCCCTCGTCGGCTGGCTGGCGTTCATGGCGCTGGCCGCCTGGGTCCACCGTCAGGGCGGCATCGTGGCCGCTGTCGGCGGTCTACTCCAGGCCGCGCGCAGCGGCCAGGCGCGGCGCCGGCGCATCCCACTTCGGGGCAAGCACGGCCGGCTGATGGGCTCGGCCAGCGTTCGCGCGAGCCGTTCGCCCGTTCGGAACGACCCGAACGAGGGCGAACGCCGTTCGGCGGATCGTTCGGCACCAGAGCGCGCAGGAACGACCGTCCCGGACGTTTCCCGTTCGCCGGCGATCGTTCCCGATTCCGTTCTGACCGTTCCCGAGATGCTCATGATCACCGCGGCGCTGACGCGCGGGGTGGCGCCGAGTGAGATCGCGAAGGGGCTGCCGGGCTACTCGGGCGAGCGCTACAAAGTTTATATGGAAAAGGTCAAGAAAACCCAGGCGGTGCTGGCGGAGATCGGCGCGCCAGAGGTGCGCAAAGAGGCGCCCGAAGCAAAGACGGCATAAGACAAAGACTAGAGACTAGAGAACGCACCAGGGGGCCGAGTCTCGAGATCTCGAGACTCGGCCCCCTCCCCGATCTCACCACCCATACCCCAGCCAGATCAGCGCCACCGCGATCGCCACGCCGACCAGGAACCAGCCCAGTGCCGCGCGCCAGCCGACGTCGCTCATGGCGGTGGCCCCACGGCCTGCCAGTGGACATCCACCGTCCCACCCGTGAGATCAGCCGTGGTCACATTGATTCGACACAGGTTGGTCGCGATCTCCGCCAGGTTGACCACCGTGCCGCGCGAGAGGATCGGGAAGCAGGCCAGCAGCACCACCGGCGTCCCGCCAAACGCGGTCGGAAACGTGATCGTCGTGACCGTCACGCCGCTCGACCCCCAGTCGGGATCGGCGGTCGCGAGAATGACCCCCACCTGCGTCAGCAGCGCGTCCACCGCCTGGCCGGACGTGCCCGCCACCGCCCAGTCGTCGGGGTCGCCGCCCTGGCGCGCGTAGGTCTGCGGCGGCAAGGCGTCGAGCCGGGCCTTGTCGGCCGCCGGCATAAAGCCCGCGTCGCTGCTGGTGGCGGTGCTATGCAGGCTGCCGCCCTCCTGGTCGCCGTGGAGGTGGGCGTGATCGGCGCGGCTGCCATCAGGCGACGTGCCCGGCGCGCCGGCGTCCGAGTCGATCGGCTGGGGCGTCGCGTCCGAGAGCGTCGCGCCGGCGATCGGCACGTCGGCCGCGGCGGTCAGCCGTCCATCCGCGCCGACGGTGAACGCCGGCACATGCGTCGCGTCGCCGTAGCTGGCCGGCGTGACGGCGGTGGCGGCCAGCGCGTGGATGTGGCCGCCCCGGCTGGCGCCGGAGTCGCTCCCAGGGTCGGCGCCGGTCGTCACGACGTCGGCCGGATCGGCGTCGGCCAGTGTCACGCCGCCGCTGCTGCTGCCGCTGGCCGGCGGAATGCGCGCCGGGTCGAGCTGGTCGCGCAGCGCGCCGGCCGGGATGTCGCGCTGTGCCGCCTGGTGGGTCTCCGCCAGCAGCTGCGCGAGCTTCGCGCGAAAGCGTCTCATGGGAGCACCTCGTCAAGCGCGCAGAACGGCGCCCCGCGCGCGAGGATATCGATGCCGCTCGCGCCGGCGTTGGCGGTCTGGAGATCGGCGTCGGGCAGCGCCACCGACGCCCACGCCGCGCCGTCATGCACCAGAAACTGGTAGACGCCGGCCGCCGCCGCGTAGCCGACGAACACCCGCCGCGCGCCCTGGCGGCTGGTCACGCACTGGTAGACCAGTGCGATCGGCGCGTCGGGCGCCCCGGTCGGCTGCCAGGTCGCATGCGGCCGACGATAGAAGCCCTCCGAGCCGCCGACCATGGAGGCGATAAACAGGTGCGTGCCGCCGACCGCCACACAGCGGTAGTCGCCGTCGACGTCGTTCGGCCGCTTCAGCGTGCCGGTCGGTGGCACGTCCGAGGCCGGGTCGTTGGCGCGGTAGTCGGTCCAGTAGGCAATCCCCGCCGTCGCCGCGCTGTCGAGGTTGGCCTGCCAGAAGGTGCGCGTGCCCTTGATGGTGTCGAGCGGGCCGAGCGGCTGGGCGATGCCGCGCAGCGGGTCGTTCGTCCATGAGCCGTCGAGCAGCGCGCTCGCCTCGCTGGGCAGATAGGCCAGCCGGCCAGCCGTGCCGCCGCCGGGCAGGTCGGCCTCGCTGATCAGGATGTCGCCGCCGGCGTCGGCGTCGCCGGTGCCGCTGATCGCCCAGTGCAGCTCGGGCCAGGCGGCGCCCAGGTCGGTGAAGGTCGCGTTGGCGGCGTTGGTGCCGCGCCACACGCACCCCGCCAGGAACGTGCCGTTGACGTCGGCCTGCGTGCCGACCGCGAACCAGTGGCCGGTGTCGTCCTGAAAGCCGATGCTGTAGAGCCCGCCGTAGACCGCCGCGCTCGACTCGGGCAGCCGCACGGCCTGCCAGTGCAGCCCGCCGTCGTCGGTCAGCCAGAGCGGCGTCAGCCCGCCCGTGCGCAGCGTGGCCGTGCCGCTCATATTCAAGGGGATGACATAGTTGTAGCTGTCGAAGTTGGCCACCGGCTGCCCGTAGGCCAGCCAGCGCTCGCGACTAAACGGCGACGCGACGATCTGGAGCCAGCGCCAGCCGCTGGTCCCGGCGGGCGGCGCGATATGCGTCCATGGCCCGGCCTGGTAGCGCCAGAAGCCGTCCAGGTCCGGGTCGCTGATGTTGCGGGTGCCAAAGACGAAATCGACCCGCGCCGGCGCGATGATCGTCTCGCCCAGCCCGAGCATGTGGCCCTGCTGCCCGGTCGCCAGCGCCTTCCATAGCAGCAGCGCATCAGCCGATGGGAAATACTTGCGCAGCGCGCCGGTGCCGCTGGCGATGCTGTCGAAGTCGGCCGCGTAGAGCACATCGACGTCCGGGTCGGCGATCAGGTGCTGGACGATCGCGTCACTGGGGAAGGTCTGCGATGACACGACCGCCGAGAGGCCGGTCAGTCCGTCGACCGTGGTGATGGCCGCAGGATTCGCGCCGCCGACCAGGTAGAGGGTCGCGAGCGCGCCACTGGCCGCGCGGTCGAGGGCCAGCGTGCGGATGGTCGTGGCGGTGACATCGGCACCAGCGCCGGTCTCGACCCGCTGGGCCGCATCCCCGCTGAACGTGCCGGTGTAGCAGACCCAAGTCACTTGCCCATCGCGACTGCGCACGAACTGGCGCGCCGTCGCACCGACCGGCCCGGCGTAGAGCACGACCCAGCCGAGCGTCGGCGCGGTCGCGTGGTACAGGTCGGCGCCCACCGCCACAAACACGCTGTCATCCACGGCCGGGTCTTCGATAATCCAGGTGACGTCGACGCCGGCGGCCGGCTTGGCCATGGCGGTGAAGGTGGCGCCGCCGTCGAGCGAGCGGTACACCGTATCGCCCGCGCCGGCCCAGACGCGCGTCGGGTCGGCCTCGTTGGCCCACAGGCAGGCGATGGCCGTGCCGAGGCTGGCCAGCGCGACGCTGGGGGTCGCCAGCTGGTCGAGCGTCCGCCGCAGCGCCAGCCCGGCCGTGCCGCGCGTCGCGAGCAGCCCGGAGGTCGCGCCCGTGCCCGCCGCGCGGTCGTCGCCGCCCGCGCCGATCGGCGGCACCGCCACCGCATCGCCGCCACTGCTCTCGATCGCCCAGGTCGCCCCGCCATCGGGGGTCACATACCAGGCCGCGCCGGCGGCGGCCGAGACGACCCGCGTGAGTGTGGGCAGCGTCTCGGCCGCGCCCGTGAGATCGATCGTCTGCGTGAGACTGCCCTGCTTGCTGGTCGTGTCGGTGACGATCAGGGTGACGTCGATCGTGCCCGTGCTGGCCGGGATAATCAGCACCGCGCTGACGCCCGTGGCACTGGCGGGCGTGCCGGCGTAGGGCGTGGCGGGCGTCGACCAGGCCCAGCTCACGATCTCGCCCGAAAACGAGACTGAGCCACTGCCGTCGAGGAACACTTCGACCACCGCCGTGCCGTCGAGCGTTTCGGTCATCAGCCGCCAGCTGAACGCGGCGTCGGGTGGCGGGATGGTGGTGTAGCCCTGACTGCCCACGCCGCCATCCAGCGTCAGCCGCTGGTCGAACTTGCCCGCCTGCAGGTCCAGCTCCGTGTCGAGCTGGTAGATAAAGAACTTGCGCGCCGACGCGATACTCACCCCGCTATCGACGATGCCGATCGTCGCGCCGACGGAGAGACGCGGGTCGGCCTTGATGCGCGCGCTGATCACATCGGGGATGCGGGAGAGCACGCCCAGGATGCGGCGGGTGATCGCGGTGGCGGATGCGGCGCCGGCCTCCGACTCGTTGACATACTCGATCAGAAACGAGGAAAAGCCAAAATCTTTATAGATGCCGCTGGGCAGCAGCGGGTGGCTGGTCTGAAACTGGTCCATGATCTGCGACCCCTCCACGCCGGTGTTGGCGCCATGCACCGTCACCTGGTTGGAGATCGAGTCGTAGGACTGGCGCCGTTCGGGCGCGCCGTCGATCAGCAGATCCACGCCGCGCCGGAAGGTGCGCATGGCGGTACTGGCCGGGCGCCGCTCCATGAGCTTGGCCTGCACCAGCCCGGCCGCGTTGGCCGCCAGCCAGTAGCCCAGACACGAGCAAATCTCCTGCGCGGCCTTGAGCGCGGTCGTGCCGCCGCTGTTCTGCTCCGTATCGCCCCACTGCACCGGCGTGAGCACGCCCAACGTCCAGGCGGCGCCGCCCCAGGCGCTACCGGCCGCCGCCAGCAGCGGGATATGCAGGCGGCTCAGCGGGATGCCGCCGAAACGATGCAGGATGTCGATAATCGCGTCGGTGGCGGTGATGCTGTTGAGCGGGTCGGTGGCGATCACCTGGCTGGCCTTGTCGGCGCGCCAGAGCACATCACGCACGTCGAGCGACCAGGTGTCAGGGTAGGAGGCGTCGAGGATCGCCGCGATCTCGCCGGTGCAGCCAGGCACGGGCGGCGCGCCGGCGTAGCCCCACTTCCAGCTGAGGTTCATCCCGACTTGCGGCGTCACCGGCGGGTCGCGCCCTTCGGCCGTGCCGCTGCTAATGCCGGAACCAAAGGCCTGACTCGCGCGCAGCCGGATGATACCGCGCCAGGGCTTGCCGTCGAGCAGGGCGGAGGCGATCGGTGTGCGGGTGTAGGCAGCGATGAGGGCGGCGAGCGACATCGCCGGTTACGCCTCGGCCGTGGGCTGCGCACGGGCCGCGATTGCTGCGTGGATGCGCTGCCAGTCGTCGTCGGTCAGCTCGGCCTTGTCGAGCAGATCGGCGACCTCCGGCAGCTCATGCGCCGGATAGTGTTTCCACCCGTCTGCGCAGGGGGTGGCGTAGTGCCAGTAGGCCCCGTCCGCGACCACACCAAGCGCAAGTCTCATCTGCATCAGTGCCTCCTTATGGCCTCAATTCGAACAGTAGATCGATCCAAAAATCAGCATAATCGCCGCCGTTCATCGGCGCCGCCTTGAGCAGTGTCACGGTCCCGGTGCGCCCGCGCGTGTTCGACAGCGTGCCGGTGCTCGACCGCGCGGCGACCAATGCCAGGCGATCGGCGGCACTGAGGCACGACGCACGGAACGCCAGCGGCGGATAGACGTCGGCGCCCAGGTCGATATAGGCTTGCGTGCCGCCCAGCACGACATCCTTGGTGTACTGCGGATCGGCGTTGAACCAGGGCGGGAAGTCGTCGCCGTCGATCCGCCGGACGAACGTGACCGCCGCGAACGTGTAGATCGTCAGACCGGCAAGGAAGCTCATGGCGCCCCCGCTACGACCGTCTGCGTGCCGCCCGGCGGCAGCACGATCCCGATCGTCGCCAGCTCCTCGGACAGGTCAAGATCGACGCGCTGCTCGATCTCCGACCAGGTGGCGTCAATGAAGGTCTTGCCGTCGATCTGGAGCGGCAGCGACGTGAGCTGGATTTTGAGGATGAGCGGGATCGGGCTGCCACCGCCGCCCGGTAGCGCCGGCAGCCCACCGCCCCCACGCCCGGCCGCGCCGATGCCACCGCCGCCGATCGCCGCACCCCCGCCACCGCCACCGCGCGCCAGCCGCGCACGCGCCAGGATCTGGCCCTGGCGCAGATCGGTGCGGGCGTCGATGTCGCCCGTGCCCTCCTGGTTGTTGCGCAGCGTGCGCCCGCGCTGGCGGTCGAAGTCTTCGCGCGCCCGGCGCTGGTCGCGGGCGAAGTCCTCGCCCAGCCGCGCGGCCTCGAAGCGCCGCCCGCCGGCCAGTAGGCGGATGCGCGCCCGGTCGAAGTCCTCCTGCTTGCGACTGCGCCCGACGTCAAAGTCCTCCTGCTGGTCGCGCAGCCGCTCCAGGTTCTCGCGCTGTGTTCTGGCGAGCTGGAGTCCGCTGTTCTGTTCCAGCGTATCGAGCTGGAGGCCGGTGCGTGCGGCGGTGGAGACGCGCTGCTTCGCGGCGCGCTCCTGAATCAGGTTGGTCTCGGCGGCGATCGCCTCGGCCGAGCCGCGCCCGAACTGGCGCACCTGCTGCTGGTAGATGCGGTTAAGCTCAAAAAGCTTTTGGTTGTGCGTGCCGATCGCGAGGATCTGGGCGCTGCGCGCGGCGGCGGCGGCATCGGCCTGCACATTGGCAAAGGCGGTGTTCTTGCCCGGTGCGTTGAGCACCCGCGCCAGCGCATCGCCGCCGGTCTCTGGGCGCCCGGCCGTGAAGCCGGCGAGCTCAGTCTTCAGGCCGCGCAGTTGCAGCGTGAGCCTGACCACTTCTGCCACCGTCGGATCAATCGCCTTTGCGGCGACGGCTAAGGCGATACCCGTCGCGCTGATGTGCGGGTTGGCGGCGATGAACGCGTCCGCAACGGCCTGGGTGTGCGCCTGGAGTAGCTCGGTTTTGGTCGCGGCGACGTCCTTCGCGGCGGCATCAACCAGGCTCACATCGGCAGCGTGCTGCTCGGCCTCCGCCAGCGCCCGCGCTGCGGCGGCCTGCCGATCGGAGAGGTCAAATGGCGTCAATGATATGAGGCGCTGATGGCGGTCGGCAAGATCGGTGACGGCAGATGCCTGTCGCTGCAATTCCGCGCTGGTGAGCTGGACTGCCCCGCCGAGCACTTGCTGTTGCGTCGCCGCATGGGTCGTTGATCCGAGCAGCTCCTCTACCCGGCGTCCGGCGCCCTCTTCATTCCCCGCCAAGAGGTTCATCGCGATCGCCAACACGCCGATCTGATCACGAAATGCCCCGACAGGTGTGGCGCCTTCCGCGATCGCCGCGTTGAAGCCATTGACCTCTTTGGGCGCCTTCGATCCCTCCTGCCGCAACAGGATGAGCGCCTGCGCGATATCATTCAGGTCGTGCGCGACTGGGCCAAGCGTGCCGACGAGCCCCTCACCGATCGCGATCTTGATATCGCCCATCGTTTGTCCGAGTTCGCGGAAGGATTTGGCGTCCTTATCGATCCGTCCCGCGACCGCCTCTGACGTGATGCCGACTTTACTTAGGAACTGGTCAAGCACCTTCAGGCGTTCCGTAACCGGGATGGTCGTGTCGTTCAGCTTCGCCAGCGCCGCGCGCGGGATCTCGAACCGCCGCGACAGACTAGAGATATTCCCCGACAGCGCCTCGGCAAGGGCAATGCGCGCCCCCTGGGCGCCCTGGGCGGGGTCAAGCACGGTTAAGCGCTGCTGAAGGTCGACCAGCTGCGTAAGGCTGGCGCCAGAGATGCGCGACTGGACCGCGAGTCCGCTCAGGCCCTCAATATTATCTTGGAGCGACCCGCCAAAGAGCACCTGCTGCTTGCGGGCCGTCTCGATGATGGCATTGTAGGTCGTGGTATTGCCCGCCACGGCCCGCAAGCTGTTTTCTGTTTCGCGTAGTTCGAGTGCCGCCCCGCCCGCGTCGATCCCATACTGAACGAGCTGGCGCGCTCCTAGGACGATGCCGAGTCCCCCCATCGCCGTTTTGAGCCCGCCGAGCGCACCCGTCAGCCCGCCCGATGTGGCTTGCGCGGCCTGCCGTGTCAGGGTGGCCTGCTGCGCCAGCAGGTTGTTATAGCGCAGCGTGCCGGGCTGTGCGCTGCTGAGCTGTGCCGAGATCAGCTGAAGCGCCGTAGCGTAGTCGCGTCCCGCTACCGCGACGCGGACCTCACTGGCGCGCAGCCGTTCCAGGCCGGTCGCCGCCCGCGCCGCCGCCGCGCTCTGCTGGGTGAGCGCCGCCGCCTGGCCCCCGCCGCCGATCCCGCCGCCCCCGATACCGGAGGGCGCGCCGATGCCGGCCGCGTCGCGCTTGATGGCGGCGAACAGCGCGCGCAGCTCGGCCGCCGCGCGCTTGGGCTGCTCGACGTCGAGGATATAGGAGGCATGGGCACTGCCAGCGTCAAAACTCATGCGCGTCGTGCCTTAATCGTGACGCCCTGTCGCGGCGTGTCGGCGTCGGGGTGGGCCTCCGCGTGCGCCGCCAGGTGCGCCACCGCCTGGTCGAAGATGAACGCGGCAAAACCCGTCAGCCCGGCGTAGCTACTCGGCGGCGTATGGTAGAGCGTCGCCAGGTGGTGCAGCCGCTGCGCCGCCGCCAGCTCCAGGCGTGGCAGGCGATACGATCGGCGGATCGCCGAAGCGAAACCAGGTGATGATCTGGTCGATCTCACCCAGATACAGATCGGCGCCGCTGATCTGCCCTTTCTGCGGCGTCGTGCCCGCTTCTGCCAGCAGCGGCGTCTCCGTGCCCGGCACAAAGACCACCCGGCCGATCAGGTCGTAGGCGCCGCGCAGCCAGCGCCGGTTGGCGGCGAACTGCTGGACGGGACTGGGGGTCTGTCGCCCGTCCATTACCACCGCCAGCAGATCGGCCAGCACGCCGTCGGCGATCTCGGTCGTGCCGGCGACCAGGCTGGGCATGTCGAGCATGCGCAGCTCGGCCGCCACGCCGATTTTCAGGGTCATAGTCGTTTTGAGCATGGGACTCCTTGTAGCTCTCAGCTGTTAGCTGTCAGCTTTCAGGAGCCGGATTCCGGAGCTGATGGCTGATAGCTGAAAGCTGATGGCTGAAAGCTAGGCTGCTTTGTCCAGCCAGATGCACGGGCTGCCGGTCAGGCCCGTGGGCAGCGCTATGCCCAGCACGTCGACCAGTGGCGCCATGCTGGCGGTGAACTTGTAGCCTGAGACGGCCGGCTTATCGCCGGTCACGCGATCGGGCACCGACACGGCGACGAACTTACCGAGCGGATACCACGCCCGCCCGGTCTTGTCCGTGCGTACGCCGGCGGCGGTCTCCTCGATGACGTCGCCCTCGCCCCAGAAGCCGACCGTGACCCCCGAGCGCTCGGCGCTCGTCAGCAGCGGCGTCGCGCTGGTGTAGCCGTCGGGGAGGTTGGCGGTGATCGCCGTCAGCCCAAAGATGCGCTGGTGCGCGCCCAGCGGCAGGCAGTCGGCGTCGAATTGGAAGCTGAGGCCCAGCGCCTTGCTAAGCTTCTCGACCTCATCATCGCCCTCGTAGGACGCCTCTTTGGTCTCGACATTATTGGCGATCTTGTTGGCCTTGCGCAGCCGCACGTCGTAGCGCGCCTGGAATGTGCCGGTGCCATTGGTGGTCAGCACGATTGCCGCGCCGCCGGCCGTCAGCGCCAGCTGGAACGTGTTGGCGGTGGCTGCCACGATAAAATAGTAGGTATTGATCGCGACCCCGGTGGTGGTGACGATCGTCTTGAGAATCACCTGCATCCCATCGACCAGGCCGTGCGCCGTCGCCGTCACCAGGTCGCCGGTGTCGGTGAAAGTGTTGGCCACGACCGGCCCGGCCACCTGCACGCAGGCGACGCGGAAGCCGAACAGAAGTTGAAAGAGCTGTGCTAGTGCCGCCATGTAATCAGGCCCTCCTCAGATAGATAAGCTGAAACGATCGCGCGGGCCGCCGCATGGCCGCGTCCTGGGGAATCTCCGCGCCCGGCCCGACGATCTGCGTGTCGCCGACGGTCGTCCAGTGGCGTGGGTAGGCCGCCTCAATCAGCGGCAGCAGCAGATTGATGCGGCTGCACTCATAGGCGACGTCGTCGTACCACCACCAGGTCAGGAGCAGCCGCCGCACCGCGTCGGCATCCCCGGTCGCCGGGCCTTGCCGCAGCACGCCGAACGGTGGCGCGGGCGTGGCTTTCTTAAGATCCTTCGCGACGACCAGGCCGGCCGCGCCGGCCGGCAGCGCCGCCCGCAGCGCCGCGCCAGCCGCGTCGATTTTGAGGCGGGCGAAGAACTGCGCGGCGATCGCGGCGGGGTCGAAGGCCATTAGCGCAGCCCGCGCTTGCTGGCGTCGGCGACGATCTGCGTCACCGTGCGGGCCTCGCTGAACATCGTCGGCCCGATGTGCGCCTTCGCGCCGGCGTCCTCGGTTTCGAGCGCGTCGGCGTAGTCGGTGTAGTTGGTCAGGACGATACCCTTCTGGCCCTCCGCCAGCCGCACGCCGCTATCCTGGCGCACGGCGCTGCCAGCGTGCCCAACGAAGCCGCTGAGCGCGGCGGCGGCCGCCGCGTAACCGACCGCCGACTCGGCGCTACCATCCTTGCCCGGCCCGATCGGATAGGCGGTGGTCGAGTCGCGGGTTGCGCCCGACATGCCGTGATAGGCCTCGGTCTCCTGGTCGACGGAGTGCAAATGTGCCGCGCCCTCGGTCAGGCCGGTGTCGGTCCCCGCATCGATGCGACTGAGCAGGCCCGTGAGCCCCGCCAGCAGCGCATCGTCATCCAGCAGCAAGGGCATCGTCGCCGCCCTTCTTGCCGCCAGTCGGCGGCTTTGGCGCCGCATCCGGCTGATGGGTCGCGCCCTTGACGGTCGGCTTGCCGTCGCCGTCGATGAGATTCAGCGCCTGCGCGCGGGTCCAGGGGATCGGCTCGCCCGCGCGCGCCACCACCACCGCGCCCCGGCCGCTTTTGAGCGCCTCGGTCACGTCGGCGGCCGGGGTGAAGGTCCGTTCGTCGTCAGCCATAAGACTCCTCCTTACGCCATGCGTTCGAGCGTGCCGATCGCCAGTCCCGGCACCTCCACCCGATCGAGCGCGGTGATCACAAAGGCCAAGGTGCCGTTGGTGAGTTTGTCCAGTTCGACCAGCGCCGCCGCGACATCCGCCCGTGCGACAAAATGCCAGCGCGTGCTCGGCACATCGGTGCCGGCCAGCGCCAGCGCCAGCGCGGTCGGCGCATCGCAGCGCACATAGAGCGGGGTGACCGTGCCGACCGCGACCGTCGCGCCACTCGCATCCACGCGCGTCGCCGCCCAGGTCGCGCCACCGATCGCGAAGGCTCGCGCGATCACCAGCTCGCCCTGGAGGATGTCGGCGTGCGCGGTCATGGCCAGTAGTCAGGCGGCCGGGCGAACTCATCGGTCGTCGCCGTGTCGGTGTAGGTCGCGGGCACCATGGTGAGCCCGCCGCCGGCCGCGTCCGCGCGCGCCTCGCCGGCGATCGTGCGCCAGTGCGCCAGCCGCTCGCCGTAATCGACCGTCTTGCCGTTACTGGTCACGCGCACCGGCTGGCGTGCGAAGCGCGCGGCCAGCTCGGCGGCCAGAAACGCCACCGCGCCGTCGAGCGATGCCTGCCAGGCCAGCACCGCGTCGATATGCTCGTCGGTCAGCAGCGCGTCGTCCGGCAGATCCTGGGTATCCCCCAGGATCGAGCGGGCGCGGTCGCGGTCGGTCGGTAGCGCGTCGTCGTAGGTGGCGCCCATCAGCCGCGCGCCTTGGGCCGCGCGGGCGGCTCGTCCGGTGGCGCCTGCGGCCGGAGCGCGTGGGCCAGGCTGCGCGCCAGCGGGTCGTTGCGCGCCTGGGCCTCCAGGAAGGCCAGGTTGGCCCCCTCGCGCGTCTGCTGCTGTGCGGCGTGCAGCTGCTCGGCTTCGGCGATCTGCGCGGCGGTCAGCGCCGCACCGTCGGCGTTGACCCAGCCGCCGGGGGTCCGGTAGGCGCCGCCAGGAATGGTATCCATAGAAAACCTCCCAGGGAACCGCCGCCTTGAGGCGCGCGGGGGAATGGGAGAACGGCGAAAATCACGGCGTCCGCTCTCGATTGATAGCCGTTTATTCCGCGTCCTCTTGCGAAAAACACCACATTCTGGTACACTTGTTCTATGTGTTGGTATCGTTCGATCGTGTTCCTACGGCGCTGGTCTCGGCCAGATGCCTCTCCCGTCCGACGGGTCACGCTCGCAGCGAAAACGGAAAGATGCCAACATGCCGGTTTGGGTAAAGTGGTACGTAAGTCCCCTGGCCTGCTACTCACGTTTGGGCCAGTCTCATCCCGGCGGGCCGCCGAACCCGTAACGTGCGGGTGTCACCCGGCCAATCGTAGCCGCAACCGCCTCCGTATCCTGTATCGCGGTGTCGTGTGTCATCGGCGGTCGTGCGAGTTACAAGCCGCCGGCTTTAGCCGCGCGGTAGGTGACAGGAGTACTCCTCTGTGTTCGTTTCCTGCCAGGAGGGCCACGCCTCAGACGATCGTGGGGCTTGCAAAGGTCGCGTTGGCGAAGTAGACGGCCACGCCGTTCGTGCGCGTCCACACGCCCAGCCCGTACTCGGCCTCGAAGTATTTCGCATACAGCGGGTAGGTCGGTAGCTCGGCCGCGATGCGCAGCCCCTGGAGGCTGGTGGCCGTGCGCTGGCGGAACTTCAGCGGCTTGCCGGCGGCGGCGGCGTCCCAGATGAACAGGTAGTTGGCGATCGCCCAGGGCTTCACCCACACTTCGGCCGCGCCGAAGTAGCCCAGCAGGCGGTTGTACTGGTTGCCCAGATCCGTCCGCACGGTCGGGATGGTCACGTTGTAGGCCGGCGTCTGGACATACTGCGGCACAGCGGCGATGAAGCCGGTGAGTGCCGTAAAGGCCGTCACATCCGCCGGGGCGATGGCGATCATCACCCGCGCGCCGTGACCGTGCTCGATCAGGTCGGTGATACCGGCGTTGACGGCCGCCACATCCAGCGCCGCACTGCCGTTGTAGTGGCTGTGGGTCGAGACGGTGAACGCCGAGCCATCCGGCGCGTCGGGGATGGCGGCGCTATCCGCGTTGAGCAGGCGCTTCACGCCGATCGCCACGTTGTTGATTAGGAAATCGTTCCAGGTGTAGTTGGTCGCGCCGAACAGCGCGCGCTTGATGTCGCGGCGGATCGCCTTCATGTGCGCCTGCTCGGCCGCGAGCTGCTGCTGCGCGATATCGGCCGGCGTGGCGCTCTCCATGAACTTGGCTGTCCAGCCAACGCCGTACTGAAACAGGCGCAGCGGGAAACCGACCGTCGAGCCGGGCGCGATCTTCTGGGTCTCTGAGCGCCCGAACTCGTCCACCTCGATCATCTCGCCGGCCGAGCCCGAGCCGTAGATACTCTGCGTGTCGGTGGTGAACTCGGCCAGCCCGGTCAGCATCTCGCTCACGATCGCGTTGTGCGCCGCCAGGTCGTTGGTCAGCACCTCCACGATCGTGTTCATACCGAACTCGTTCGCCGAGGCGAAGCGCGCCGCCAAAAGGTCGGCCAGGGTGTAGGTGCCTACTTGGATTGGCATGCTGTCGTATCCTTTGCCGCATGTCGCGGCGGTCACTCCAAAACGAACGGCGCGGCGCCGCTAGAAGTCGCGCAGCACCCGCACCACGGTCGCGGTAATGGCGCGCACAATCCCCACGGCGTCGCCGGTGGTCGCGGCGGTGTCGAGCCGCCCGGCGGTCGCGGCGATGTAGTAGTTGGCCCCCGCCGTGAGGCCGGTGGCGTAGCGAAACTTCGTGCCGATGCCAAGCAGGGTCACGTTGGAGTCGCCCGCCGCATAGGCGCGTGGGCTGAAGCCGTCGAACGACGCGGCCTCGTTGGCTGCTGTGCCGTCCGACATATAGACCAGGCCGTCCGACTCTTTGATATAGCACGGCGCCAGCGCATCGATCGCCGCGCCGGCGGTCAGCCCCGAGCGCTGCGGCGCATACATCGCGCTCGCCGCATCCAGGCTGGCATCCGCAACTTTGGTCACGAGTGTCATACGTATCTCCCTACGGCGCCACCGGGGACGCCCTACAGCGCGTAATCGCCGCTGGCCTTCTTCTGTGCAATCAGATCGGGCGGTGGACCGCCCGCCGGTGTCGCCGCCCCGTTGCCGATCGGGCCGCGCGGCGTGCCGAGCGGTGGGCGCGGCGCGACGGGCGCGAGCTTGGCCGCCGCCGTCTCGGCCTTGGCCAGCCAGGCGAAGCGACTGAGCGCGTCGCCGCCGGGGTCGAGTGCTTTCAGCTCGGCGGGCAGCGCGGCCAGGCGCGCCGCGATCTGCCGATCCATCTCGGCCTGGTAGGCCGTGAGCTGCTCAGCCGTCGTCGTCTGCGCGGCCTCGAGGGCGGCGATGCGCGTGGCGCGCTCAGTGGCCAACGACTCGAACTCGCCAGCCTTCACGCGCGCGACCTCATCGGCCTTGCGTGCGATCTCGGCGGCGTCGGTGGCCTGCTGCGTCTTCCACTTGCGCTTTTCCTCCGCCATGGCGGCGTTGAATTGCTCTTGCGTCAGGGTCGCCGCCGGGGGTAGCACGGGCGGCTGCGTGGCGGGGTCGACGGCCGGCGCCGGGATGCCCGCCGGCTGCGGTGTGGGGTCGCTCATGAGACATCTCCTCGCGATGGGGAACAAAAAACGCCAATCCTCATCAGAGGATCGGCGCTTATCTCGATCGGTGGCGGGTCCGTATGCCCCGCCCGGCAGTGCGAATCAAGTATAGCACATGGCTACGCTGGCAGTGGCACCACCCGCACGCCCCGGATCTGCGGGCGCCATACCACCCGCCCGTCGCAGCCCCATGCCGCGCAGTGCAGCGTCACGATGCGATCACAGTAGGCCGGGCCGATCAGCAGCCGCGCGCCGTCGCTGGTGGCGAGCGACCGGCGACAGACCGGGCAGCGGATGGTGGTGCCGGCGCTCATGGCGGGGCGCTCCGGTGGACTGCGCCAACGATCGCGATCATCTTGTCGGCCTCGGCCCGGTCGCTTTCCTTTTCCGCTTCCGGTAAGTCAGCGTAGGCCGTCGTCATCTGGCGTGTCCAGCGCTCGACCGCCCACGCGGGCATTGTCCATGTCCCATCCTCGTTCAGCGTGCCTTTGCTGAATTGATACTGCATCCAGCCGGCCCATGCGGCGTCGTGCGAGTAGGCCGCGAGCGCCTCGCGCAGGGCATCGGGCGGTGGCGTCGGCGGTGTGGCCATAGCTCGTTTGCCTCCTGTGTCGGCGCTCATGGCGATGCTTCCGCATCGTCGTCGCTGGCCAGTTCGTCCGTCGCCACGAGATAGGCGACCAGATCGGGATTGCGCCGGAGCACATCCAGCAGTGGCAGCGCCAGGACGCGGATCGCGGCCTCTTCCCCCTCGATCTGCGGGTCGGTCGTATGCCAGCAGCCATGCAGCACCTCGTGCAGCAGCGCCGCGCGCCGGTGCTGGGTGGTCTGGTCGGGATCCAGGACGATCTCGCCGGGGCCGTAGTTGATCGCGCCCCAGCCGTCCTTGCTGCTCTTCCAGACCTCGCGCGCGTGGCTGGCCTCGTCGGCTTTGACGGTGTAGACCAGCGGGCCGATGATGATCGAGTCGGGAAGATCACTCATGACTGGCCTCCAACGGGCGCGCGCCCGTTCTGCGCCGGCGCGGCGTTCTCGGGCGGTGCGTTGACCACCTCCGGTGCCGCCGGCGTGGGCGCCTGCTGCGGGAGTGCGGCTACAGTTTCGCCCAGTGCCGGCCGCGTATTAAACCGATGGTCCTCGAATCCCCCCTGGAACGCGGCATCGGCGGCGTCGCGTGTGCCGCTGCCGGTGCCGAGATCGGCCAGCTCCAACAGAATCATCCACGACACGCCGATCTTCTGCGCGCGCACCAGGCCGTCCTCATAGTTCGACCGCGCCAGCAGCACCGCGTCCTCGGCCGGCTTGCGCAGCGCGGCGATCGTCTCGCCGGATTGATTCGACAGGAACTTGCCCGCGGTGGCTTTCAGCTCGGGCAGCATGTCCTCGATCAGGCCGATCTGGAGCTGCGCCTGGCCCAGCGCGCCGGCCAGATCGAGATCGGCCACCATCCACTGCATAAACGGCGGGATGGTCGCGCCGCGCGTGTCCACATAGGCGACCTTGTTGCCGCTCAGCACCATCTCCGTCGGCGCGGGGCCGCTGGCGGCGACGAACAGCACACCGTTGACATGGCGGTGGACCTGGATGTCGGTGTGGCAGATCAGACTGTTCAGGCGGTCGATCGGCGCGCGCGCCTTGTACCAGGCGCTGCGGCCCCATGGGTCGCCGGTGTGCTCGTGGCGCAGAATCACGTAAGGCACCACGCCCAGCGTGTTCGGGTAGTCAGCGCCGGTAAAGCCGCCCGGCTCCGTGACCGGCGTACACGCGTAGGCGGCGAGCCGGTCGACGGGCATCCCGTCGGCGCTGAACGTGCCCAGATCGAAGGGGATGAGCCGGGCGCCGTCCACCTGCCAGGTGCGGATGCGCAGTTTCGTCAGCTCCTCGCGGATCGTGATGACCTCGGCGTCTTCGGCCAGGCCACACGTCAGGTCGTACTCGAGCTGAATCGCCCCGACGTTGCCGCGGTCGTCCAGCCGGGCGTCGCGGATCGTGCGCGGGTGCTCCGGTTTGAGGTAGACGCGCCGCTTGCCCACGTCGGCGTCGTCGCGCGCCACGATGCGCAGCCCGACGCAGCCGTGCGTGGCAGCCAGGCGGCACAGCGGCTGCTTCTCGACGGTCAGGTTGCTCCACTGCCAGATCCGGGCGATCGCGGCGGTGAGCGGGTCGGTGGCGGTCGGCGCGTCAGCGGTGCTCGGCTCGCCGCCGGTCGGCTCGATCTGGATCTCATCGCCAAACGCGCCGCTGAAGACATGCAGATACAGATCGACCACCTGCGCGATCGGGTTATAGAGCCCGCTCAAATCAGCGGCGGCCGCGTTGCCCAGATCGGCATTGATGACGTCGCGCTGGCCGCCGCTGGCCGTGCGCTCATAGATGCGATTGGCATAGTAGAGATCATTGGCGTCGTAGACCGCCCGGCGCTCGTCCCAGGCCCAGGCGGTCTGCGGCGTGCCGGACCCCAGCATACGGCCGATCGCGGTTATCCAGCTTGTCACAGCTTTGCCCCTCCACTGAGCGCCTGGAGCGCGTCGGCGTCCCAGCCGGCCTCCGGCCGCGCCATCACCCCATAGCGCAGGTAGTCGTAATAATCGTCGCCGCCGCGGCCCTGCGCATCCGCGTTGATCTTCTTGACATCTTCGGCGTTCTTGGGGTCAGTGACCATGCGCGGCATGGTCCTGATCGTCTCGACACAGCCGCGCCAGATGAGCAGCGTCGGCGGGCGCGTGGCGTCGCCCAGGCCCTCCTGGATCGCCGTCGCGCCGTTCACCCGGTCGACCGTGGCGCGCTCTAAGCGCAGCGCATCGTAGCCGAGCAGCTGCTTGACCGCCCTGGCCCACTTGTCGGCCCGGCTCTCGGCGTCGTCGCCGCCGTGCGCGGCCCACATGTCATGCCCGGCCGCGATCGCCCGCACGCGCGACGGGTGGATGCCGAGCCGGCCGAGCATGCCCAGATAGCCCAGCACATGGTCCCTGATCAGGATCTTGCGCCCGCCCCACTCGGCCATGCAATGCGTGCGACCCATCGGATCGAGGCCCAGCACGCCCGAGGCGAGCGGGTGCCCAAAACCGTAGTCCAGCCCGCCCCAGATCAGCCAGTCGCCCGTAATCGGCACGGGGTCGATCACATGTTTCGCCTCGTCCCACGCCTCGAAGTGCTGGCCTTCGGCACCGACCCAGATGCCCATGCGCAGTCGCCAGTAGCGCGCGCCGGTCAGGGCATCGAGGACGGCCAGCGTGCGGCGGCCCTGCGCGGTCCAGTCGGTGCCGTCGTGCAGGGTCGGATTGTCCTCGTGCTTGCTCTCCAGCAGGGTCAGCGCGCCCGCGTCGCGGCGGCGAATAATCCAGTGGTCCTCCGGGCCGGGGTTGCAGTCGCCGAACACCATCGGATCGGGCGTGGTCGCGCCGCGCCCGGTCGTGCGGGTCGTCAGCGTCTCGTAGTCGTCCTCGTCCAGCTCCTCGCACTGATTGACATACGCCCCGCCGAACTCGCCCGAGAGGATCTTGTCGGGGTTGTCGAAGCCGACCACCCACACGCGGGCGCCGTTCGGGTAGGTGTAGAACGCCGGGTGCTCGCCGCCGAACGTCTCGACGCCGCCGCGCAGCGCGATGATGCGTCGCCAGGTGCCCAGCACGGTCGAGTCCATCGTCGCGCGCACCTTGCGCGCCAGGATGTACTGATCGGGGTAGGCGCGCGCCAGGGCGTCGAGCCGGTAGAGGCCGGCGTAGGTCTTGCCGGTCTCGGCCGGACCGGCCAGCAGGAAGGCGCGATCGGTGATCGTCTGCGCACGCCGGGCGGCGCCACGAAAGATCGGCCGGGGGGCGTTTGCCGCCCCATCCGCGACCAGATCGGCCGCAATCCGGTTGCGCATCACCGTCATCAGCGGCGGCTTAGGGGGTCCGGGAAACATCAATGCCATGGTTCGTCCCACTGGTCAGCGTCAGAAACGTCTGCTGGATCGCGATCAGCGCCGCCTGCTCATGCACGTTCGCCCGCACCGCCAGCAGCAGCGCGTTCATCAGAATGAGCACCTGCTCACTGGTCATCACCTGCTGCATCTCGACCAGGCGCTTGCGCTCGCTCTCGACCAGCCGCCGCCGCTGCTCCAGCGTGGCGCCGATCTCGCGCCAGGCGGCGTAGTCGGCGTGGCCCTGGGCGATCAGGTCCAGGATGGCGCTGGTCGCGGCGATCTGGTCGACGGTGTGGCCCAGCTGCTGCGCCACCAGCAGCGCCAGTCGCTGCGCGTCCAGCGCGCGCCAGATCGCGCCACTCTCGCCACTGTCGACCCGCGCGAGCAGATCGGACAGGCGCGCGTCGAGCAGCGAGACCTCGTGCCGCTGCTCCAGCAGCGTCGGGTCGTCGACGGCGGCCTGGTAGCGCGCGCGCAGCCGCTCGGGCAGCAGGTAGCGCGAGTGGGCGCCGTCGGTCCAGGCCGGCGATGCAATCCCGGCGAGACTCTTCCCGCCGTGCATATGGCAGACGGCCCGGCCCGGCGCCGCGTGCTTCTGACACGGCTGGCCACTGCGTTTGGACGTTGCGCTGCATTGTGCCATTGTGCAACCATGGGGTCGCTGGGATTCCATGGGGTGTGTTGCCGTCAGCTGTTAGCTGTCAGCTGTCAGCTGTCAGGAGCCGGAACCTTCGAGCTGACGGCTGACGGCTGACGGCTGACGGCTGTTAGCTTCGCCCGCTCGGCCTCCAAAAAGTCGATCGCCTTCGTCGCGTTGATCGCCTGCGCCTCCAGCGCCGTCACATGCTCGGCGGGCGAGTTCAGCACATCGCGATGGACCTGGATGCTCCAGCGCGCGTCCGCCAGCGACACGCGCCAGGCGCTGAGCAGGCGCTCGATCGCGGCCAGGTTGTCGGCGGTCGTCAGTGTGGTGCTCATCGCGGGCTCAGCCGGGAGAGCGCCTTGCGCCGCGTGTCCGTGAACAGCGCCGTAATGGCTGCGAGTTGTACCAGGTCGGTATAGAACGCGGCGGCGGTCGCGATGTCGACGTTGGCGCCCGTAAAATCGCCGGTGACGAACGGCGCGATGCCCGCCGCCAAGCCCGCATCGAAGTAATCGAAGTCGCGGGCAATCACGATGTCGCTGTCGAGCGTGCGGTACGTCCCCAGAAACAGCGAGATATCCGCCCGAATGATCGTGATCGCGTCCGAGCGATTGCCGAAGTTGGCCATAAAAACCTCCTTATGCCGTGATGCCGATGCCGCCGGCAGCTGCGCCGAGAGCCGTGAGGATGAGGCCGATCGCCACGCGCGACTCGGCATCCACGATCGCGCCGCCGGTGGGCGCGGTGATGGCGGCCTTCTGGAGCACCGCCGCGCCGCCGTACAGCCCGATCATCGCCGCGCTGCCCGACGCTTCGCCGCGCAGCACCTCACGCGCGCCGTTAAAGTCGTAGACCTGGAGTTTCGCGCGGGTGGTGTAGCTGGCGCCGAGCGCGACCACTAGCTCGCTCGTCAGGCGCAGCGCGCTCGCGTCCGCCGTAGTGCTGTTGGAGATGTTGAGCTTGAGCGCCGTGCCCAGCCCCGCCGCGTGCGTGCCGCTACTGATCTGGTGCCCGATCGTCACGCCGTCGTTGATCTGCGAAACGTTGGTGTCGCGCGTGCCGGCCCTGAGCGCACCCCACTGGCCGGCGGTGCCGTTGATGATATCGACCACACCGGCGCCGCTGCGTTTCAGCGCCGTGTCGGCAACCGTCGAGTTATCGGCCGCCGAAGACCAGCCGATCAGGATCGCGGAGTTGGCCCGGCTTTGGGCGGCGTTGACCGTCCAGTTGCTGGTCGCGACGATCGTCCCGTTTCCCGCCGTCAGATTGCCCGTTGCCGTGATACTGCCCGCCGCGGTCAGGACCCCGGTACTTGCGAGCGTCAATTGAGCGACATAGCCCGCTCCGTTGACCTGACTGCTCAGCACAAGGTTGGTCGTCGGGTTGGCCGCGCCCTGCACCGGCTGGACCTCGGCGATCCAGTCCACAATCTGACTCGCGCTGGGCGTGGTGGCCCAGCCGCGCGCCTGAAGGCGCAGGCGCGGCGACCACTGCTGGACCCCGAGCGCCGCCGCCGTAGTATTTGCCAGCACGAGGGCATCGGTGGTTGCCGCGCCGATGCCGTTGCGGTCGATCTCCTGCGCCGCCGTAAACACGTTCGCCGTGCCGAGCAGCGCCGCCGTCCCGGTCGCCGGGATAGTCAGGGTGTAGGGGCCAGTATTGACCAGGCCGTGGATGCCGGTGACGACCGCCGCGTGCGTCGCCACGAGGCTCGCCGCCGTGCCGGCCGCGTCGACCCCCAGCGTCGCGCGCGCCGTGGCCGCGTCGGCGTCGTCCAGCAGCGTGCGGGCGAACGTGGTCAGGTCGGCCAGCGCGGCGGTATGCAGGCCGGTGAAGTACGGCAGCTTGTCGGCGGCGGTCGTCAGGCCCGCCAGCGCATCCAGGTCGGCGTCCCAGGCCTGCACATTCGTGCCGATGACCAGCCCCAGCAGCACCCGCATCGCCGCGTAGTCGGCCGCGCTGATCAGGCTATGGCCGTTGGCACTCTGGCCATGCGCCGACGCGAGCGCGTCGTGTGCGCTGGCCGCCGTCGTGCGGGCCGTCGCCTCGCTGGTATCCGCCGTGGCGCGGGTACTGGCCTCGCTGGTGATATTCGTTTGCAGTGCGGTGTCAGCTGCGGCGCGGGTGCCGGCCTCGGTCGCGACCAGGCCCGCGAGCGTCGTGTCGGCGCCGGCGCGGATGCCGGCCTCGGTCGCGACCAGGCCCGCCGCCGTGCCCGTCGCGTCGGCGCCCACGTCGTCGGCGTCGAGCGTCACGTCGCCGGTCTCGCCGTTGATACTCGTGACCCCGCCGCCGGCCGCGACGAATCCCAGGCCATCCTCCGTGCCGGCGACCCCCAGGAGCTTGCCGGCCTGACCGACGTAGCTCGTGGGCGTGTCGGCGAGGTCGGTGAAGCGCAGCAGCGCCAGCAGGGTCGCAAGGTTCGCGGCAACGACCGGATCGCCCGTGTAGGTGCGCAGGGTGGACATGGCGACCAGCAGACCGTCGCCGACGGGGAGGTCGAAGCGGAAGCGCTGGCCGCCGGGGTAGCGCGCCAGGTAGGACGCCGGGCTGATGCCCTCCTCGTCGCACCAGAGTGTCACGACGTAGGTGCCGGCCGCATCGGTCACGGCGCTGATGCGATCGGGCGGATAGTCGTCCACCGCCGTGTAGCTGCCCTCCAGGAAATCGAAGTACACCAGCGCGCCGGCCCAGGGCGTGCCATCGGCGTGGAGGATGGTGTCAGTAACTTCTCGTGTTGTCATGGCTCAGCAATCAGCAATCAGCAATCAGCAATCGGCCAGTCGATACTGCGTCAGCGCATCCCCGCGATAGCGCCGCGCGCGCGGCTCGACCACGAGCAAACCCTGCTGTACCAGCCGCCGCAGATGGTAGCGCACCGCGTCGGGCTCGTACCCATCGCCCAGTGCGGCCAGCAGCGCCGGCGCCGTCTTGGGACCATCGCCCAGCGCGGCCAGCACGCGCTCGCGGGTCGTGGGCGGAAGGGTCGCACGCCGCTCGGCGCGCCGGCGCGCTTCATAGCGCCGATGGTACTCGCGGCATTCGGGGGTCATGGAACCTCCAGGCAGTGCGGGCTGAACCAGACGCACTCGCGCTTCGCGTTCTCGCGCCCGCGCCCAGCAGCCCGCTGGTTACTGTATCCGCCGCGCGCCTGCCAACGATAGCGCGTCCAGGTCGCGTCAAACAAGGCGTCGGTTTGGTCGCTGTGATAGCCACAGATCGCGATCCTGAGCAGCGGATTGTCGCCGTTCTCGACGGCCCAGTGCGCGGCATCGTGCCAGATGTTGCCGTCGCCGTGATAGGCCATGTCGTGCTCAGCGTGCGGGTAGGGCGGGTCCATGAAAATTGCGGTCAAGCCGTGATTGGTCGTGATGCTCGGCTTGACCACCCGTCGCCAGTCGCCGCACAGAATACGCACGCGGCGCAGGCGGGTCGCCAGGCGGTCGAAGTAAGCCAGCAGGGCGGCGGGGGCGACCGTGTTGATGCCGCGCGTTGTTTGCCCGTAGCCGCTTTTGCCCACCTCGGGCATCTTCTTCGGCACGCCCGCGCGGTACGCCTGGACGCCCTGATGGCGCATCGTGCCCCCGCCCTGTGGCGAGATAGCGGGCATCTGTTTTTGGACGCCCGA